AGTCTGGCCATCCTGGTGAACTTGGATGCCGATGCCGTTACGGGTTCGGTTGTAGCCGGTGCCCTGACAGCCACTCAGGAAACCACTTTGGTTTTCTGGAATGTGGGTGGAAACTTCTACATCACCCAGCCGTACGTCAACGACTTGGGTACTTGGAAACCGGCCATGGGTTTCTATAACGTGGGCGGGACATGGCATTAACTGCCCATCTGATTCGGAAACATGTACAGTAAAGCGACTTGACCAAGGAACTTGAGCCATGACCATCGAAGAATTTCTCCAGGAATTGTATGCCGATGAACTGTCGGATGCCTTCGCTGGAAATCGCAACAACATTCTCGAGGGTAGGGCCAAGCTTTTCACGTTGATGAACACGGCCATGGCATATGCCTATGCCAAGTGGAAGGTGAACTACCAGACCACGATGCTGAACATCACCGAGGATACGACCACGTACACACTGTACGAGCCGGATCTGTTGCAGGTGGTTCAGCTCATCAATGTCTATGGGCTCGAAGTTCCGTTGAGTGAGTATCAGGTACTGGGGTCGACGATCTACTTCCCATACCCCCAGACCCAGACACTGCAGGTGGTCTACAAGACGAAGCCTGAAAAGTTCGTCACCACCCAAACAGACAGTGCAGTGGAGCTCAGTCTCCCAGACCTGTTGATTCCTTGGTTCAAGGCTTACATCTGCCATCGCTACTATGCAGCCATGGCCAACGACGTGGGTGTGGCCAAGGCCGCTCACTTCCTGGCTCTGGCTACGCTGGCTGAGCAGGACTACGCACAGTCGAACACGACGAATGAGTTCACTGCGCCGACCAACACCAAGATGTCTGCACGAGGGTTTGCATAATGGTTCCCCTGAACATGCGGTTTGATGGCGCTGCCAACGTTCAAGGCAGCAACATTGTGCGGATGCCGAAGCTCTGCGAAGGGGCTCCTTATTCCTTTGGCTTACGTGTGCGGAACGAAGATCTCACCTACCGCAACTTCAGCACTGTCCCGGGAATGCGGATGCGGATCAAGCTCCATCCTTCGGACTTACAGGACTTGATGGTACTCACCCTGGCCAATGCCAATTTCGTGGTATCGACGGAAACCTCGACCGGTGACACATTGACGTTCGTCGTCAAAGTGACCGACTGGGCGAATGTGTCCCTGCCGCGTAGCGTGAACCACATGGAACTGGATGTGCCGTTTGCGTTCGTCATTGAGTTCCTGGATGCACAGGGGGTGGTCACTGAGAGGTTTGCTCAGGGGAGCGGCTTCATCTCTGCTGACCTGATCAACTAATGACTACCGAATTCACCGAAGAAAACTTCGAAATTCTGTTCGATGAGCAGCAGAAAGTCATTGAGATCCGTTATCAGGGCCTCAACGCTGCGGCATTGGCTGCGCTTGGTCTTCGTGTGGATGGCTTGGAAACTGAACTGGATGCGGCACTCAGCAGCACCACTGGATCCATTGGATCCCTCAGCACTGACCTGAGTAGCTTGAATGCCCTGGTTTTGGCCCTCGGCAACGACGTATCCGCAGAAACGTTGAATCGTCTCAACGGAGACAACCTCAACGCTGCCGAGATTGCGGCCAATCACGCCACCCTGTTGCAAGGGTTGCAGGATGAAGCTGCAGCTCGTAGTGCAGCTCTGATTGCCGAAGCAGAAGCTAGAGGCATTGCGATCGTCAATGCAACCGGTGGTCTGGTCACTGATGTTGCAGCACTCATCACTACCGTCAGTGGCATCGCTGCCAGTGTTGATGGGCACACGGCCTCACTCATTTCCGTCAACGAAGCCTTAGCCACCGAGACACAAGCCCGGGTAACGCAGTTCAATGCCATTACGGCTGACTTTGAAGACACCAATGCTGCCATCCTGAGTGAAGCCACAGTGAGGGCCACTGAAACCAGTGCCCTGGCCATTCAGATTGATGCCATCGTGGCTTCAACCAGTAATGCCGTGTTCGCACAGCCTGATGAACCCACTGCAGGCATGACAGCCGGTGACATGTGGTACGACACGGACGATGGTAACAAGCCCTACCGTTACACCGGCACGGCCTGGGTAGATGTGTCGGACATTCGTATTACGAACAACGCCGCCGCAATCGTCACCGAACAGCAGGCACGTATTGACGGAGACACGGCTGTTTCCAGCAGCGTAACCACACTTTCTGCCAAGGTGGATCTGAAAACCCGTACCTTCCGGCAGGCAAGCGCACCCACCAGTCCTACGGATGGCATTCCGCTCATTGTTGGAGACACGTGGATTTCATCCACGGACAACAATCGAATGTACTGGTGGAGTGGTACGCAGTGGGTGGATTCAACTGATCCACGCATTGCAAGTGCGCTTGCGACGGCTTCGACAGCGTTGATCGATGCAGCCACGGCCCAGGCAACGGCGGATGGTGTAGTTGAAATCTTCTACAGCCCCGAACCTCCTGCCGGTGCACTGGGCGATCTATGGTTCGACACCAACGATGGCAATAAGCCCTATCGTCATAGTGGTAGTGGATGGGTGGTAAACCAGGATCAAAAGGCTATTGATGCCTTTACCAACGCCGGTTTGGCTCAAGCCACGGCCGATGGCAAAATTACGGCCTACTTCCAGACGACGGCTCCCGCTTCTGGCAATAACGGCGATCTCTGGTATGACACCGATGACGGCAATCATCCCTACCGTCGATCAGGTACCAGTTGGCTCAGCATTCGAGATGCCACGATTGCAGCTGCATCCATATTGGCTGGCGATGCCCTGACAGCCGCCAACACCGCTCAAGCAACCGCTGATGGCGTGGTCGACATTTTCTACCAGACCAGTGCGCCGTCCGGAAAGTTGGGAGACTTGTGGTTCGATACTGATGATGGCAACAAGCCCTATCGCCACAACGGTTCGGGTTGGGTCATCAACCAAGACCAGAAAGCGATCGACGCATTCACCAATGCAGGCTTGGCACAAGCAGCTGCAGACGGAAAGATTCGTTCGTTTTACCAAACGACCGCTCCAAGCGGCATGTCTGCCTCAGACATTGGTGATCTGTGGTTCGACACGGATGACAACAACCGCCTCTACTTCTACAACGGCAGTGCCTGGGTACTGGCGGCCGATAGTCGTGTCGAGAACATGGGAGCCACGATTGCAGCTGCCATTGCCATCGAGTCCCAAGCTCGAGCAACAGACATTGGCGACGTTGAAGCCAAGTATGGCGTAAAGATCACTGCAGGTGGTCATGTGGCTGGCTTTGGCCTCATCGCCAACGGTAACGTGTTCAACGGCACTGTTGATAGCACATTCACGGTTGATGCTACCTACTTCAAGGTGTTCAACGGCTACTCAGCTGTGGCTCCGTTCTACGTGACAGGCGGCACTGTGTACATGCAGAACGTCGTCATCCAGGACGGCTCGATCCAGAACCTCACTATTAGCAAGCTGACCGGTGGCACCTTGGGTGCTGACATGAATCTGGGCACGGCTGGAAACGTACGTGGTGGCAAGTCAGGATATGGAAGTGGCACGGGCTTCTTCCTGGGCTACAGCGGTGGCTACGTCTTCGACATCGGCTCCACCTCCCAGTACTTCCGCTGGAGCGGTAGCGGGATGGAGATTTATGGTGCCGACATCAACCTGAATGACGGCACGTTTATTCGTCGTATCGGTACGAATGTGGCTTCGACTTACATCGACTGGTATGGCCGCAGTGCTTCGGCCGTGAATGATACGAATGCCTTATTTGCCATCAAGAAAGACGGCACAGGCATGTTTGCTGGTCGACTTCGTGGTGAGTTCGAGCCTAAGGCATGGGCTGCCATCTACGGCGAAGGTACGCCCTACTTCAAGGATCGCTACAACGGTGGCAGCATCAGCAAAATTGGTACAGGAAAATATCGAATTTACTTTGCCCAGGCATTGCCAAATGCCAACTACGCCTGTGTAACAGGCGGATCTGACCCGAACAAAGCCATCATCATTACCGTTGCCGCACAGACCACAACGTATGTTGATCTCTACACTCAGAAACGTGGCGACGGTGACTATATCGATGTGTCCATCCTCAACTTCGTCATCTTCGGGTCGAACGTACCTGGAGCTGATAACGTAAGCTACCCGAACGGTGGCTACTATAGTGGTGGTACCGTGGGTGGCGGTAACAACCCAACTTACAACATCCCCTAACCTGACGAGATAAACATGACTCCTTCACAGAAAGTCACTGCTGTTGTTGAGCAGCTCAACGTTGCGCTGTTGCGTAAAGACCAGCTCACTGAACAGCTTGAGGACGTAACGCGACAGGTACGAGCCCTGCGTAACCTTCTCACAGGTATCGAGCTGGGACGAGAGGCTGCCGAAGAGCAGAAGACTCCAGCCCTATGATCACGTCAATTGAGGACATGCTGAATGAAGTGAACTACAGCGTGCTGTACCAGTACGCTCCGGATTCCTTTTCCCTGGAGTTCGTCAACTTCATCAAGCTGTGCTCGGCTGAATTCCCGGAGGAGAATGAAACTCCGGTGATTCACCTGATGATGCTCGACAAGATTCCTACGCCCAGTCGACGCACCATCAACCTGTGTTTCCGTGGTTCAGCCAAAACAACGCTGTTCTCTGAGTATCTGGTTCTCTATCTCGGTGTGTTTGGACGCATCCCCAATTTCGGGGACGTGCCGGCAGGTATCTTCGTCGGCAACTCGATGGACAAGGGCGTGGCTCAGCTGCGCAAGAACGTCGAGCTGAAGTACAACAACAGCAAGTTTCTGCAGTATTGGATTCCGAATGCCGAGTTTCGGGATGACCACATGACGTTCATCAACCGGGACAACCACCGGTTCCACCTGCAGATGTACGGTGCACAGAGCTCTGTTCGTGGTAGCCGTGATGGTACCAGCCGACCGGTGATAGCCATCCTCGACGACCTGATCAAGGACGACAAGGATGCAGCGTCTCCCACAATCATGAGTGACATCCGCAACCTGATTGGTAAGGAAATTCCATACGCCCTGCATCCGACTCGACACAAGATTATTTGGAACGGAACGCCGTTCAACAAGAATGATCCGCTGATTGAAGCGGTGGAATCGGGTCACTGGGATGCAAACGTCTGGCCGGTGTGTGAGGAATGGCCCTGTACCCGAGAAGACTTCAAGGGTGCTTGGCCAGAACGCTTCACCTATGACTACTGTGTCGACATGGCTCGCACAGCTGTAGATGGCTTCAGCCAGGAAATGATGCTGCGGATTACCAACGAGGAAAACCAGTTGGTTCGTCCTGTGGATATCACCTGGGGCAGTGCCGAACCACACCCTCTTCAGCACAAGTACAACTACTACATCACCACCGACTTTGCGACCAAGGCATCTCCGAAAAACGACTTCTCCGTCATCTTCGTTTGGGCTTATGGCAATGACGGAAAATGGCGTTGGGTAGAGGGCATGGTGCGGCGTCAAACCATGGATGCCAATATCAAGGAACTGTTCCGGTTGGCCATGAAGTACCGGCCGCTGGCAGTGACCATTGAGGTGAGTGGCCAGCAAGCAGGCTTCGTCTCCTGGGCTAAAGAGAAGATGACCGAGTATGCCTACTGGTTCAACGTCATCGAAACCCGACCGACCGCCAACAAGCTGGCCTACTTCCAGAACATCCTGCCCCAGCTCAAGGGTGGGGAAATCATCTTCCCGCTCGAGTTCAAGGACACCCCCGAACTCAAGGAGCTCATGCACGAGTTCCATTTGGCTACGCCGGCAGGCTTAAAGAGCAAGCATGACGACTGTATTGACGGGACAAGCCGGTTGATTCACATTGTCCCCCAAAAGCCGGGTATCATGACCGTTGAGGAAGTCTCGCCACACATCCCGACATTGTGGGACACTGTGCAGCCATCAACCCAGCCCAATGGGCTGTCCAGTTACATCGTTTGAGGTAGTCCATGGATACCCCTGATACTCCACCGACCATCGTCGACCTGGCTGCAGAGACAGGCTGGACCAACGCTCCAAAGGTCGGCAATCTCCAGGGAGATATCGATAACGCCCGTCCTTCACAGCAGGAGTATGTGACGCTCCTCAAGAAGTGGGCCGACTTCCTCAATGCCACCGGTCAAGGTGCTGCTCCGATCCGTAAGGGCCGTTCGCAGGTCCAGCCCAAGCTGATCAAGAAGCACGCCGAATGGCGGCATCCGTCCATGTCGGAGCCGTTCCTCAGCTCGAGCAAGCTGTTTCAGGCGTCTCCGCGTACATGGGAAGACAAGCAGGGTGCGGTACAGGCCGAACTGCTGCTGAACCACCAGTTCGATACCTACGTCGATAAGGTGGCTTTCATCGATGAGATGGTTCGTGTTGGTGACAACCAAGGAACCGTGGTTGCTGAGGTGGGTTGGAAGCGTATTACCGAGATGGTTCCCACGGAGATTCCCACGCTAGGATTCTTCCCGATTCCCCCGGAACGTCAGGACATGCTGCAGCAGCTTCAAGCTGACATGCAGCTCATGGCCAATCCCCTGGAGTTCAACAAGCTGCCGGTCGAACGCAAAGAGGCAGTGGTTTACTCCCAGGCCAATGGCGTTCCAGTCGTCGGTGTCGTGACCAAGGTAGAAACGGTTCTCACCGAGAAGATCATCAAGAACCATCCCACGGTACAGATCATCGACCTGATGAATCTGTTCGTGGATCCGAGCTGCAACGGCAAGCTGGGAGATGCTCGTTTCATTGCCTACTCGTTCGAGACGAGCAAGGGTGAGCTCAGGGCTGATGGTCGCTACAAGAACATCGACCACATCGCTGTAAGCACCAATGCGTCTGCAGCGTCTGGCGAAGCTCAGCACAACTCGAATACACCCAACTCATTCCAGTTCAGTGACGAAGAGCGCAAGCGTTTCGTGGCGTACAAAATGTACGCTCTCTGGGATGTGAACAACAACGGGCAGTTGAAGCCGATCGTTGCCGTCTGGGCCAACGGAATCATGCTCCAGCTGGAAGACAGCCCATTCAGCGACGAGGAGTTTCCGTTCGTCATCATCCCGGTCAACCCCATGCCGAAGAAGTGGTATGGCGAACCGGACGGCGAACTGCTCATCGAGCAGCAAAAGACGGTGGGTGCTCTCACCCGGGGCATGATTGATCTGTTGGGTCGTTCCGCGAACGGACAGCAGGGCATGCCCAAACAGTTCCTGGATGCTCCCAATCGTCGCAAGTTCGATGATGGTGAGGACTACGAATACAACCCGGCAATGGGCAATCCGGAACAGCTCATCATCATGCACAAGTACCCTGAGATTCCTCAGAGTGCGATGGCTTTGCTTCAGCATGAATTGATGGATGCTGAGAGCCTGACCGGTGTGCAGGTGTTTGGTGGTGGCATCAATGCAGGTTCGCTGGGGGATGTGGCGGCCGGCATCAAGGGGGCGCTGGCCGCCTCTGCCAAGCGTGAGATGAGCATCCTTCGTCGCTATGCCGCAGGTGTGGCGAAGATCGGCCAGAAGTTTCTCTCCATGTCGAAGGACTTCCTGGCGGATGAAGAGATCGTTCGTGTTACCAACGATCAGTTCGTAGCCATCACTCGAGACGGTATCAACGGCAAGTTTGATATCACGGTTGATGTCTCGTCGGCCGAAGAGGACAACCTCAAGGCCCAGGAACTCAGCTTTGTGCTGCAGACTGTTGGCCCGAGCGTCGACTTCAACATCACCAAAAAGATCATGGCGGAGATCGCCCGTCTTCGTAAGATGCCTGAGTTGGCTCATGACATTGCCAACTTCGAACCGCAGCCGGATCCGCTTGTCGTGGCTGAAGCCGAAGCCAAAGTGGCTAAGCTCAAGGCAGAGCTTGAAACAGAGCTGGCCAAGAAAGCGTACTACGAGGCTCAGACCCGCCTGCTCAATGCGAAAACCGATCAGCAGAGTCTTGATACTGTCGAACAGGGCACTGGCACATCGCATGTCCGTGAGATGGCCAAGATGGAAGCGCAAGGTGAGGCCAACCAGGATCTCACCATCACCAAGGGCTTGCTCGACTTGGGTCGAGTGGATGAGGCCATCGGGTATACGCAACTCAGCAAGGGTGCTTAATGTATGTATGACCAAGAGATTGCGGAGTGCTACCGCCGTATTCGGCTGGGTGGCTCCCTTAATACGCTCCTAAACAACAACCCCGATTTCCGCAGTCTCATCGCGGATGGGTTCCTCAGGGACGCTGTTCTTCAACATTCCATTAACATTAACAGTGATGAAAGTGGTACTGTTGCGTTCCTGAAAGGCGTGCAAGTCTTCAGAGCCTATCTCGATCGGGTGGCGGCTGAAGCAGAGCAAGCCCAGATTGACCTTCTGAATTACCAACAGCTGATACAGGATGGACAGTAATGCCTACCCTCTCTGACGAAGAATTTCTCGCTCAAGCCCCGGAACTCGAGAAGCAGCTCGAGGCAACCATCAAGGCCAGCGAGACGCCTCCGCCTGCTACCCCGGCTCCTGAAACCCCGCCTGTGGTTGAAACGCCTCCGGCAGCTCCTGTGGCTGAAACACCGCCCAGTGAACCTGTCGCCACAGCGCCGGCAGAGCCTCAGACGCCAAGCTCACCAGATGAGCCTGTGAAACCGGAAGGTGAAGCTTCTCCCCAGGAAGAGCCGAACTACAAGGCCATCTACGAACAGCTCTTTGGCAAGCCCATTCGTGCGGCTGGCCAGGACATCGTGTTGAACAACCCGGAAGAGGCAATCAGCCTCATTCAGAAGGGTGTGGGCTTCCATTCGAAGCTCAATCGCATTCACAACGAGCTCAAGTACGTTGAAATGCTCCGGAACAACGGCCTGCTCGATGAAGAGAAGCTAAGCCATCTCATCGATGTTCAAGCCGGTAAACCTGGGGCTATTAAGAAACTCCTTGACTCAGTGAAAGTGGATCCATTATCTTTGGATTCAGCCGAGGCAAGCACCTACGCCCCTTCGGATCACCGTGTAACAGACGAGCAGGTTGTCTTTCAGTCGACTGTGGCCGATCTTTCAGCCACTGAAGCCGGAAGGAAAGTGCTCACTGACGCACAGGCTTGGGATCAGGCGACCAAGGCGGAGATCTACCGAACTCCCGCAGTCTTGCAAGTCCTGACCGAGCAGAAGGAAATGGGTCGCTACGACCTGATTGTGGCAGAGCTCAACCGGGCAAAAATTCTTGGAACCCTCCCGGCCGGCGAAACCTTCCTTCAGTCGTACACCCGCGTGGGTCAGCAGATGATGCAGGCTGGCAGATTTGGTCCTCCTCCGGGGACGACTGCCACACCAACTCCTGTCGCCCAGAAAACTGTGACGCCAACGCCTCCCGCTAATTCGAAGAAGGCCGCCGCAGCCGCACCGACCAAGGCTTCTGCCCCCGGTGCCAAGCCTCAGGTGGACATCAACGAAATGGATGACGAGACGTTTTCGGCGCACTTTCGAAAAACGTTTCGCATGTAACAGTTGAGGTGACGCATCATGGCTATGGAATATAATGCCCCCCCGGGCACCCCCAGCGACATTGGTTCGCAGGAAGTCGTCAAGTACCTGAATCGCAAGGCGATCATCGAGGCAGTGAAGTACTCTCACTTCTCGAAGCTCTCTTCGGTCCAGAACCAGCCGGCGAACTACGGCAAGACCTTCACGAAGTACCGCTATTACCCGCTGCTCAGCGACCTGAACCAGAACCTCCAGGGCATCGATGCCTCGGGTGCGGCTCTGACGGGCGCTGCCGGTGGTAACCCGGGCTACGGCAACCTGTACGGCTCGAGCCGTGACTTCGGCACGATCACGGCGAAGATCCCGCTCGTGACGGAAGGTGCAGATCGCGTCAACCGTGTGGGTATCACCCGTACGGCCGTGTCTGCGAGCCTGACGCGTGTTGGCTTCTTCGCTGACTGGACGGACGAGTCCACGCAGTTCGACAGCGACATGCAGATGCGCAGCCACTTCACCGATGAGCTGGTGAAGGGTGCTGAGCAGCTGAAGGAAGCCCTCCTGCAGCTCGACC